CCTACCAACGGGGGGAAATGGTAGTACAACAAATCCCGGGAGTGTCGTTCAGTCATGGTCGGCTAGCAACGGGGTATCCTCCGCTCAATTACTGGCAAGAAACAACGACGTTCTTAGCCGTGGTCATGTACTCATGAAATTTAAAAACACAGCGTACTCAGGGTACTTCAAAACTTTGAGTTGGCAAATAGACGCCAGCAAACCGTATTCTTTTGATTTTTCATTTACTTTTCAGGTAGAGAGTACAATGAGCATTCTCTATACCCCAAAGAATGGGTAAATTATGGCCATTAACCCCGCTCCCCCTAACGACGTGATACAACTCCCATTACGGGGAGAGAAACGGTTCGCCCCGTTTAGCGTCGATGTCAATTCCCTAAATAAAACGATAGGCACCCCTGACAATTCTGTAGAGTCGGGTGACTTTCTTGTTACCGCCGCGAAGAAGTCTTTTTTCTCTGACTACATCAAAGTTAGGATTCCCCATCGTGGTGTGGATTCTAACGGCAAGAGTAGCACCTCGCTTGACGCAATCTACCATTTCCTTATCAACCCTGCCACCCTTAATGTAACCCGGCAGACTGTGGATGCACAGGCATTCACTCGCGGCGGCTGGCAGTTTGGTGTTTGGGGTGAGGATGTAGTTACCATTTCGATGACCGGGCAGTCGGCGGGGCAATATTTTACTCTCGGTCTCACTGATGAGTTCCAACCGTACGCTAAGTCGTACAGAAATCTTCAGCAATTGGTTATTTTCTATGAAAATAATGGGTATTGGTTTGAAGGGGAGGAAGCAAACGAAGGACCGCTAGCTCCCGGATTCACTCGTCGTCGGATTAAATCACACCAAGATGTGGAACTAACAGTGGGGAACTCAGTGTGGTCAGGGATGTTTGATACCCTTACGGTGTCGCAGGATGCCACACGACCATTTGTGGTGAACTTTACTATCAGTTTTGTTGCGTGGAAGGAGCGCTTCCTCACCAGCTCTCCTTACAAAAACACGATAATGAATGGTGTCCAGAGGGGGCATTTTTACCAAGTACCCCCGACGACTCCCCCAGTTCCACCTAGTATCCCACCCACTCCGGTAGCTACTTCTCAACCCCCCTCGAATGTGAATTCAAGTAGCACCGCAGTTCAAGTAGCTGCGGCAGGTAATTCAAACACACTGGGTAATTATGGTGCGGGGACGCTGGGAGACTATGAAACCAACCCTTTGATTACCCCATTCGATTCTGGAGGTAGTTAATGTTAACTTCAGTGACTCGCAACATTAGTCAGACGGTACAGGAGCGGGAGATAGTTAAAACCTGCCCGGATATCATCGTGTACATCAAGGGCACTCCATACCTTCAAAACCCGTATATTTACAATGCCAACCAACCCAAGAATAAACAATTCACGGTTGTTCCTTTTAACGACCATGTGGTGGCATTCTCAGCCTCTTTTGATGTTGACCAGCTTACGCCCTCGGCCATGCTAACCTTGACCGTCCCTAACCACTCAAAGCATCTATATCAATCACCGGGCGGCAACAACCTTATTGAGACGATGCAGCCAATTCAGGTTTTTGCAAAGGGGTACTTTCCCTCGTCCAACGGAAATACCGTGTATCGCAGAATCTTCAAAGGGCTGATTTCTAGTGTATCCCACACGGATAATGGGACTATTTTGGACATCTCAATTCAGTGTCTTGGGATTATGCACCTACTTGAGTTGACCCAAATAGAACTCAATGCTGCGTTACTCTCTAACTCTGCAAAGGAAGTAACCCCCAACTCCACAAACCAAGCCGGGTTGACCCCATACCTCGCGTTAGCTGACACGTTTCTACGTGCAGTCGGTTTTGATGGTTTTCAAATTGCTAGTTTAAGCGGTGCGACAAGCAACGGTAACGGCAGTGTCAATCCAAACAGTCAGAATCCAAATTTGGGCTCTACGTCCGGGGATGGGAACAAGAGCGACTGGGTTGACTCAGTTAAGGCTAACTACATTTCGGCGTGGCAGAAGATGTTGTCTGACCTCCAAAAGGATGTCTATATTTTAGGCATCCGCCCCTTTGATGTTGCCACAATGGGCACCAACGGTCTTGCAGCCCCAGTCGAACAAGGAAAAATGGGGCCTGACAGTGCGGCTTCGAGGGGGGTGGTCACAGCTAAAATCTCGGCAATTGACCAAGCCAATCAAGGGGATTACTACGTCGATGTTATCCGCAGTTACCTCCCCGAGATGTCAATAGGTTCCATTAAGTTGATGGATGGTAGCACCACCTCACGACTGGAGAGAATTCGAACTCTCACTAATCTCCTCAACTACGAGGGGTATCAGGACGTGGATGGAGCCATTGTGTTTAAGCCACCATTTTACAACCTTGATGTTACTGAGGTTGGAAACATCAATTTGGATGGAACCAACTTTCCCTCCCCTGGCTCTGTCACAATCACGAATGACACCAATCCGTTTGTGATAAATCTGAGCGAGATCGAAACTGAGTCGGAGACTGAAGACCAGTCAGCGATTAAAGAGACCAGCGTGGTGGTTCAACCCGACTGGCTGCCTAATTTTCATTTCGACGGAGATAAGAAGAAGCTCCCATGGTCGCGTCACATCGACGTTTTCAAATTGGCTAAGTTTGGGCTCAGAGAACAACCCGCCCGTCAGTTGCCATTCCTTGGAGTAAACGACAAGATGGTGTTGTATACCTATGCGGTAAGTGAGCTGAATAGAGCCAACCGTGGGTACCGTCAATACACCATGACTATACCGCTTCGTCCTGAATTGAAACTCGGATTTCCGATGTACATCCCGCATAAGGATATGTATGGGTATATCAAAACCATCAGCTTCAGCTACAATTTTGGAGCGGCGGCAACGACAACAGTGATGTTGGATACCATCCGTAAACGTCCGATGTTTCCGGCTACCGATGCCAGCGGAAATACCATCTACACCACACAGAAGAATTTGGTAATGAAGTGGACAACCCCACCCCCACCCGCTGCCACTTCCTTGAGCACGGCTCTTAGTTTGGCAGGAGTGAGTCAATACTCGTACAGTTCATTAGGCACTAACCCATCTTCTTCGGGGTGTACTACATCAGACGACCCACAGGCAAATTGGTTAGGGAATCCGGCGACCTCTCGGCAACCCTCATCTAAGCCTGTCTACTCTGAAGAGTGGGAGGTAATCGACAACCGCCGCACGCAGATGGGCACTACTTGGTCAACTCGCATTGATACACGTACTAATAGTTTCAGGCCTCAGAATGATAAGGCGACGGCTGAGGACGCCACATTTACAGGCACCGGACCAACAGGGGCAAAAGTGACCATCTCGACACAAATTGAAGTTGGGAAACCCTTCTTCTCCGCAGATAATTGGGCAAAAGCAAAAGATACAACGACCACGGTCGGCGGAGGCAGCGACCCAACCACCAACTCAGCCACTGTAGCTCAACTTACTACCAATTTGGCCGCAGCTCAGAAAAGGTCTGATGATGCTATAGCTGCTTTGGCGGTTAACTCCATGCAGTCTTCACATGCGGTTGGAACGACAAACAGCAGCGCCCAGAAAGCGGCTCAAACAGAGGTAGCAGCAGCAGCGGCAGACCTAGCTACAGTTCAAGCGGCTCTTGCCAAGGCACAGGCTACGCCTTCTGATACGACTCAAGGAGTTAAAGCGGGAACCAAGACAGCCACTGGGGTCAACGTCGTATACATGCAGAAAATTTTGAACTGCCAGCCGCTTACCGATGAGAAGGGGTACGAGGTTGTAACCCCATTCCCTTGGGGTCGTTGGAAGTCCCTGACTCAGGCTATCCATGAGACTCGACTTGGTCAGATTGCATATAGTACGGATGCTAATGGGGTTTCAACCGACGTTTCAAACCCACAAGGTGCGACAACTATATCCGGGGTGAACACTTTCATTTTTGCTGGGGCGGATATGACCGGACTCTCCAGTATGGACCCATCCACTTTGATGAGTCAGGCTCTCAATAACACTGGAACCACAGCACAGGATGCTATTTTTGAATTGGTAACCCCCACCCTTGGAGGGACTGACTCCTCATTGAGTACATCAGCGCAACCCGACTTACAGGCTCTGCAAACCTCGCTCACTGATGACGAGGCAAATAGAACTAAGATGTTTATTAGTGGTCAAGCCCCAGTGTCAGATACCCTTGACGCTAGCTTGAACACGATCACCGACGCTCAAACCGGGAAGTCCTCGGTGTATGGTCACTAAGGAAAACACCCAACCACCATCAGCAAAGTTTGTTAGATAGGTTATTTTGAAAAGGCAGTAATTAAAAGTATGAGTTCTCATGATGACTACACCGTCTATAAGATGCCGATGTCGGCACCGACCCGGAATGATGCTATGTACCGGGTATTCCTCGCCACGGTTCTCACCGTGGATTACGAGCGAAAGGTGCTTACCCTTGAGAATACCAGCACAGGGGTAGTTTACACTGAAGTTGCAGCCCTTCCGGCAAACGCTGATTCTTTCGAGTCCACCGATATTCAAATGCCGGAACAAGGCACAAACTGTCTAGCTGTCCCCCTTTTTTATCAGGGTGGTTATGTGCAGGTGGCCATCATCAATTACATGGCCTCGCAGACTACGAGAGCCATCGACAACATCGCCATGAAGTCGCTGCAAAATGTGGAAGGTTACAACGAGCGTAAGCGTGGTAACTACCGCAAGGCGTACCCCGGCCAGAAGACTGTTACCATGTCGCAGGGGTACACAGAGAAAATCGACATTGGTTGGGATAGGTCTTCTCAAGATTTATCCCGTGATAAATTGGACACCCACCGTCGTACTTGGACGCAGATTACCGGGCGTCGGGTTTCCTATACTGATGCAGGGTTGGTATTTCAGGGAGCGGTTAATCGCCCCGATGCTACGGGCGTCACCGGGGTCATACTCCCAGACGGCTCTAAGGAATTCGTAGTATACCTCACGCCGGGGGCTCAACCCACAGACCGTTACGTCTCAGGCAAGCAGGATGTTATCCCCTTCGTTGAGAACACAACTCGCGTGCAGGAGTTCGCCCTAGACTACCCACTTCCGAACGAGATTCTCCAGACCGATTTACTGGACACCGTGCTGGGCACGACAGCCAACCCGTGGAACCGCACCGTAGTGAAGACTCTAGGTGGGGTTTCCTACGACGACAACGCCTATCTCATCAACCAGACTTGGGATCATCCAACGCAGGGTAAGCCACTCGGGCCGACTATCGCAGAGGGAATCACCCCTAAACGTCGCGGCTTCATGATTGAGAAGTCAGAAGGAACGCTGGTAGGTTACAACCGCTTCGACAAGGGAACTTACGGCAAGGTGCTGAAACCCGTCTACACCTCCATGGACGTTGCCGGGAGATTCGGAGCCAACTTCGACACAGGCTACAATGGCTGCACGGAGTCCACCGACCATGCGGAAGCCCGACTTGCGGCCTCGGCTTACTCAGTCCGTTTCGCCTACGAGTACAACACCACTCGCTGGGACATCACCAAGGAGGGATTGGTTCAGTTTGAAATTGGTGCAACCCTCCCCAAGGAAAACATCAAACTTCAGGGTGGATACGAGCACCCACATGGAGCAGGTCGCTCCATGGAAGGACACCTCGTTGGCTCACTGAAGCTAGTTGTTGGAAAGAATCGGGATGAGGAAGATGCAATTGATTTGCAAGCCCTTGGTCAGACAGTCCTCCGCCTTGGTGCGGATGATAGGTCGCTACCTGATAGGGGCCGCGTCGTCCATACCCAGAGTCGGGCTCAAGGGGACGCTTCAACTCCCCGTTCGCTCCAGTATTGGACTTCGCCAAAACTGAAGGCTGCCACGGGCTCCGATAGTTACACGCTCGATGCCGGGAGTAAGACAGTGGGGGAGGGAATCTCCCTTCGTCTTGCTACGGATGGGGCTTTAGTGGGTCGTCTCGGGGCTCGTGACCCCTTGGTAAAACGCCGCCATTTGATGAACGGTTATTCAGATGGACAGGGAACCCAAAAGGTGGATGTAAACTCAACTACACGGCAAGACTCACATTCCCCGGGTCGTCCAGCCTACCCAGCCGGGGACACGAACTACGTTTTCAATAAGCGGGACTTTACTCAGGTGGGTTCCCCGCAGATTAAGCCGAACCCGATGATTCCCTACCAGCAATGGATGGGCGACCCACTCGCGGGTAAGGGGATGGATGCTCACGGGCTCTCGCTCGATTTACATCTTGTGAGTGACGCTCTTCTTCGCATCGGACAAAACCCAGCCAGCGGACAATCACTCATTCTCGACCTTGCAGGTGGTGTGGTTCTTGCGGCGGGAGTAGATAAGCAGGGACGCTCTCTAACGGCGCAACTCGATGGTGGGGTGGAAATGACCATCGGTTCTAACAAATCCAGCCGGGGACTTCGTATCGAAGTGAATGGGGATGTCGATTTTATGGTCAAAGGCAATCGTCACGACCATGTCACTGGGGTCTACACGCTGGAGTGCTCCGATTTCCGCCAGATTTCAAAAGTAAATCATATCGTTACGGCACAGAATGTCAGAACGATGGCTTTGGGGAGCATCTACAATGAGTCGCCTGATAACAGTTCGCACAGTGGTGGTTATGGTAATGGCGGGGGGAGTGTTCTCTAATGGGTACAATCGCAGCAGCAATTGTTAATCTCGATTCACAGGTAATGTCGGCGGTTAGGTCGTTGACGACGGCCACACCCCCCTCTATATCGGGCTCAGGCGGTCCAGTCCCTCTGCCCAACGAACTATGGCCGATTCAGGTTCAAAAGGACATCAATACACTTCGCAAGAAGCTCAATCCGATGGGCGACCCCGCGATTGAGAAATACTACCATGAGGCACTTGAACAAGGTCGTTTATGTGAGAAGTCAATTGCCGACGCCCAGCATTGGCTTAATCAGAAACAAGCGCTCCTTTTTAAACATATTCAGCACTGGCTCGGGTTGAATACCCTTGCGGTGGACGGCAAACTTTCAGACAAACCGAGAGCCGTCAGATATATTGCCGACAGCCTCCGGTTCCTTCAGCAGATTAACCAATTTCAGAAGGAGATCGTCGGTCTCATCCAAGCGGTGACGACCAATATCGGGATTCTTGTCTCGATGATGAACAACATGGTGGGTATGATTCAGGCAAACCTGAACGCACTCGCTGCATTGATGGCTGAAATTTGTAACTGGGGTCTCCCTAAGATACCCGCACTTCCCAACTTTTTCAAAGACACTATCTGGCATTTCAACGGATTTAATTTTTTCCCCTTGGCTATGTTTAAGATGCCGCACCTGTCTTTAGCCAACTTCTCCAACTTTTCTTTTGCTCAATGCAATATGGGTTTACCTAGTTCACCAAATGGCACGCCAGCTATCAATACGCTAACTCCTCCTGATTCAATGACCACGCAGGATGGGCTTACTTTCGGTACCCCGCTGTTCGTCCCCCCACTGGGTGGGCTTACCACCGACGCCGCAGCAGCCTCTACTCCTGCGGTTCCCTTGAGTAATACCACCATTCCAATTATCGACCCTACGGTGTGGAACGCCGATGCGACCCCGATGTGGGGTGCTGTCCCCGACCCGGCAACTATTGTGTCGGCCTACGAGATGCCAGCGGCTGTATATTCAGAAAATATTGTTTCAATTGTTCCTTCGTTGCGGAGCAATACCATCGAATCAACTGACAGTGACTATAGCAACCCGAACTACACGACTCGAAACGCAGCTCTACGGGTTGCATTAGTTGAGAACATCACCCTTGCCAACGTCGTAGCATCCAACTATGACCCCTACATTACTTCAGCGTGGTTGATTTACTTGAATACCACTCGCACTTCACGACTAGGGAATTGGATTCAGAATTTTGAAGTGCAATATGCGACCTCTATCTCCCCCTCCTTGGTGGCATTGAGTAATGTGGTTCCTTGGAATAACACGGTATCAGTGCCGACCCCGGTGCTGCCGTTGGTGTCTACCCTCACCACCATGGAAACCCCCGCGAAAGGGAACTTACTGTGGCGGTTGTCTTACATTGAAGCCGCTCTGTTAGGCTATACCCGCTGCCAGCTTTGGGACGGGTATGCCGATACGACTTACCTCTCTGGATACACGGGAGCGAATCTGGATTATGTTGCCTCGACCATTTCGAGTGCCACCACCACGGTTCTTTTAGGTGACGGTCAGGCAGAATACCCGGTAAGCTGTACATACCCTTCATCCATCAGTGGGGCGCTGCAACAGGTCATTACGATGGCCAACACAAACATTGTGAATACTCTAGACTACCAGAGTAAGCAGCCGCGCTTCCGCTACATCTACAACCAGTTTGCAGAAGCAGTTGAAGTAGATCGCTTCAGTCAATTTTGGAGAGAGTTTAACTCCAACTTGCAGAGCCTGTTGGCGAAAGACCCTTATTTGGTACAGTTCGTTGTGACTTATCCGGCCTCACTGGACTCGGCAATCGACCCACTAGGTAGCCCGGTGATATTCAACAACCTCAACGCCGATGCAGCCTCTCGTAATCGGACTTGGGTGCCGGGTTACTCCCTACTC